AAATTCCTGACGCTTCTGCCACACCATGGCCAGAACCTCCGCCGGTGAAGGCGTGGGAAGCTGCCAATCTCTGTCGAGTGCATCGAGCTCCGCTTCGAGTTGTTCACGCGTCATGAACATCGCGCTACCCTGCAGCCCCTGCGCTCTTGGTTTCAACTCGCCGATTCAACCAACGACAGGCGGGATCTGGCAGATGCACCCCGTGTAAATCCTCATCCAGCACATAGATTCGCTGGACGCTCACCCGGTATTTGGCCGCCAATAGCTTGACGCTCAATCCACGAAGCTTCTGCAGGAGTCGGCGACGCACCCGCAAAGCGGCAGACAGTTCACGCTTTTGAGCCTCACTGAGCTTGCTGCGACTCAATACGCACCACAGTTCTGTGAGGTTTACCGATGTGCTGGTGATATTCGGCGGTGAGATGAGCAGGGGAGTCATCGAGGATGAAGCCCTCAGCGACCAGGGAATCAGTGAGGGGCTTGGTGCCCGACACGAAGTTGTCGAAATCGAGAAGTCTTGCGCCGTAGCGCTCAATCTTCAGACGTACGTGTTCGGGAGGCGTCAGGGGTGGGTGTAAGTGCATCCTCGCTACCCTGACTAGCCACGCCCATTTCTTGCGTTCCTTCGCCTTCTTCGTCCAGTGATGACCGTGAAAACGGTTCATCGAAGGCGTGGCCACGGGAATGGTGAGTGTGATGGGCGTCACGCTCAGTGCTTCACCAGAAACCACACACCGGCAACGGTGAGCGCCCAGAAGCCAAGAAGACACAGCCCCAACATCAGTACCGCGTGACGCTCTGAGAATGTTTCCCGTGGAACACGCGGGGCGTAGTGGGGCTCGAGGGTATATAAATCCCGCAACCCCGCGCGCAGGCGAGTGTCGATAAGTTCGTTGTCGTCTATCACAGGGCCTCCCGATACACACGCAAGAACCAATCTGCGTATGTCAGCTTGTCGTGTTTGGTGGTGGCCAAATCCCTGGCACGAATGGCGTGACGAGCTTTCTCCTTGCGCTCGCTCTCTGTGGTCAAACCATCGAACAACGTACAGTGGTATGGCTTGAGAGCCTTGGCGAGCAGGAGTTCGTCGGTCAATTTGCTCATGGCTGATCTCGTATCAACTTAGCCTCGGCGTCGGCGCAAGCCATATGCCAGCGCCAGTGCGTTTTTTGTTCTTCAACCGTAGGCTCGCTTCCCCAATCGCGCATATCCGCGGCCCACGAGTTCTTGTGCCTGACCAAGCATCCGGTGAGCTCAACGCCCACGTAGTGAATGCCCTTCTCCGACTGCTTTGCGATGTGCGCAAGCAAGTGGGTGTTCGCTGCGACTACCCAAGGGTCCCACAGTGTCTGATCCGCAATACGAGGCGCATCGGTTGGCCGATCATCGTCATCGATGGTCCGACAGAACTTCGTGAACTGCGGGAGGGACGGAACTCCCATGGAACCTGACTTGAGCAGACGCCGCATCCCACGCTCAAGTTCGTAGTCCTTGAGGCCGCCAATCTCGGATACCCACTCCGGCGGGGGCGCCTTGCCAAATCGGCGCTCCACGGATTCCCCGCCAAAGATGCCAACGAAATGGCGCCAAAGACTATCCGCGCGCGATTGCGCGTGGGAGCTCGTCGGTTTCATGCTCGATCACCTGTGCGCTGCCGCCGTTGAGGTGGCGCAGGATTCGTTCGGAGGCGTTCTCTGCCTTGGCTGGAGGGTTCCAGGGGAGAAGGAACGGTTTGCTCGGGCCGAGGAACGACGCTGCTTGCTTGACGTACTCGGTGGCGTTTTTCCCGGTTGCCTGGATGAACGCCGCGTAACGCTTAGCGCCAGCGAGGAACTCGTCGGCGGTGTGGCCTTCGGCGAGTCTGGCGTTGGCGGCTCTCAGGGCTCCGCGCCAGTTCTGGTCCCCCGCTCGCTCCGGATAGCTGAGCTTGAAGTCCAGCATCCAGTCGGGACCTGTTTCACGTGAATCCACCAACCTGGTGGGCGGCGCAGCCGCCGTACAGTTCTTCTTCTTGTTTGAGTCTGAGTTTGAGTCTGAGTATGAGTATGAGTATGAGTGAGTGTCTTGGGGTATGCTGTGGTGTCCGGTGGTGTCCTGAGGTGTCTGTAAGTGTCTCTCCTTGTACCTGCGAACCTTCTCGGCATTGCGTCCGTCTTCGACCTGGTTGCGGTCAGAGGCTTTGCGGCGGTACAGCTTGAAGTTGACCACGAGCCAACCCCAATCGCGATGGCCGTCAAGGAGTCTCAGGCGGGCACCGCTGGCGTCGCTCGAGCGCGAGCCGGGGTCCGCAGCGCAGAAGCGCTTCATGCACGCTACGATTTCAGGTACGGGCAATCCGGTGACGCTCGCCAGGAACTGGGGCGTCACATCGACCTTACCCTCCCAGTCGGTGAGCGACAGGACGATGGGCCACAGACCTATGTCTGGCCATTTTCCGCAGAGTGTCCCGGTTGTCAGTGACGGGAACAGGGGCGTGTAGCCACTCATCCGGCGAGCCGATAGCTCGCGAAGCGCTTATCCCCGCATTTCTCCACTCGGGAGGTGATGCGGTGACCGTCATTGCGCAGGTCCAGAATCCGTGCGGCCAGACGAAAACAGCCAAAGCGCTTGAGAGCGTCAATGGCTGTTAAGGGTCTGCCGGTGGCGAGGTGGTCAATGATTCGTTGGGCTTGGGTTCGCATGCCTAAATCCTTATGTACGTTTTCGTACAGACGAGGTACCGGTTGAGCCGTCTAATAGCGTTGAGGTTGTCTAGTCTTGGTATTGGTGCAGAGCACAAAAACCCTCTTAGGTCTGGACATTAAGTCTTAACTCAGTTGACAAAAAAAGGCTGGAAATACAGCCTTTAGAGCGAAACTAACTTCTAACTAACACGCTTCCGGCTCTGCTGGTCGAGAAGCGCGTCGATCGAGAGTCCCGTTGCAGTCGCTAGCTTCTTCAGCGTCTCCGCTGAGGGGAGGCTGTCCCCGGAAAGCCATCCCCAGACGGTGGGCTGCGTCACGCCGACGCGCCGCGCAAGCTCGGCTTGCGTCATCGCCTGCTCCTGCAGGTATTCCTTGAGTCGGTTCATAGGCGTCATTATAGGCGAAACCGATGCCCTGTCAATAGACAATCCCTATATCCATGGCGGTACAAGAAATATAGGTTTCATCTATTGACACGGGCATAGGTCGCGCCTATAGTGCCTCCACTGACCTTGGAGGCGAGCATGAAAAACCAGATTCTCAAAGACACTGACGGCTTCACCGTTCTGCCGGAACGCGTCGAGCACATCGCCGAAGAGTTCCAGCGCGCACTTCAGACGCCGGTACTCGTCACCAAGTCCGAAGACGACCTGCGTAGCGTCATCATCCAGATCGCGCTGCTCGGGGGCCGGAGGGCGCGCCAGTGACCGACCTACGTTCCGAGATAGAACTGCTCGAAGCCAAGGTGCGCGCCGCCTGCACGGCGCTGCGTCAGGCCCGAGAAACCGTCAACCTTCTGCGCGAGGAACGCGACGGGCTTGCTGAGGCACTCTGGACCATCAGCACCGGCTCCGATCTCGTCTCCGCCACAGTCGCAAGAGCTGCGCTCCTGAAGATGCCCCTGTGCATGGAGTGCGATCAGCGGCGCGCCGTCGAAGGCGAAGACCTGTGCGAAGAGTGTGCGCAGAACCAGGCAGAAGCTGCCCACGAACGCGATCAGGGGGAATGCTTTCGCGGTGCAGAAGCTGAGGCGTTCCACGCAGAGCAAATGGCTCGCATCCAGAGGATGTTTAAGTGAACGTGATGCACTGGTGGCAGACACTCTCATGGTCGCATGCCGCTTTAATCCTTTGCGTACTTGGAGCCGGGGGAAGCCTCGTCACCCTTCTCCACCGAAGACCCGGGCGTCTCCCGGCTCCGAGTGCTCACTGCCAGCGCAACAGCGTCGAGGCGGTGACGAAATGAACGGCCCCAACGATTACTCCGATGAAGCCGAGACTGGCTACCTCGCCGACATGGACGCCGACTCACGGCAAGCCTACCGCGAAGACATGGAAGGCGATCCGTGGGGCGAAGAGCAGTGGCCCGAAGAAGAAGACGACACAGATCCTCAGGAGTTTAAGTAATGGCAATCATGGCTGAAGACACAGGCGGCAAGGACTTCAAGAAAGTCCCCGCGGGCTGTCACTTCGCAATCTGCAACATGGTGGTTGATCTTGGCATCCAGGAATCGACCTACATGGGCGCGCCCAAGCGCATGCACAAGGTCTATCTGCGTTGGGAAGTCCCCGACGAGCGCGTGTCTTACGAGAAAGACGGCAAGAGCATCGAGGGCCCTTGCTCCATCGGCTCGATGTACACGCTGTCGCTCTCCGAGAAGGCAAATCTGCGCAAGGTACTGGAGAACTGGCGCGGTGTTCCCTTTACACCCAAGGAGCTCAAGGGCTTCGATATCACCACCGTCGCCGGTAAGTGCTGTCAGGTCATGGTTCAGCACAAGACTTCAGGCGACAAGACCTACGCCAACATCACGGGCGTCATGGGCATCAGTAAGGATCAAAAAGAACGCGCTCGCAACGCGAAGTCTGAGGTCGGGGTCGTTGTCTACTCCCTCGACGACCCCGACCCGGAGGTGCACGAGCGTCTGCCTATTTGGCTGAAGGAAAAACTAGAGAACCGTATAGCGCCTCCGAGTGTTCATGCCGCAACGGCTGCAGGCACGACAGACGAAGAATTCGACGACGATATTCCTTTCTAGCCATGAGCATCATCGCGTCAAACATCGATCCGCGCGGGGATCTCTCCGGGGTTAATCCCGATTCTGTAACGGGTCACTGCGCTGTCATCGAGTACATCCTCACGCGCGACAAGGATGAGTTCCAGATTGCAGACGAACTGCGGGCGTATGTGAAGCAGTACTTCTACTCGAATCACGAGCTTTACATCGCTGTGAACGACAAGCTGGCCGCAGATAAAGTGATCTCAAAAGCCAACTGGAAGAACTATCTTTCGCTGGTGCTGGAGGTCTGATGGAACTTCTGTTCACCAAAGGCAACACCGGGCTCGTTCCAGCAAGTGACGAAGCGCGCGAGTGGCTGGATAAGAAGAAGCGTGGTGTCGCAATCATGGTTGAGCCGAGAGAGATCCGAAATGGCGCGTTCTTTCGCAAATGGTGGGCGCTCGTGAAGCTCGGCTACGAATATTGGGAAGGCAGCGCACAGACCATCGAGTACAAAGGTCATGCAGTGCTTCCCGATTTCGACCGCTTCCGTAAGGACGTGATCATCATGTGCGGTCACTACCATCCCGTCGTTGGGATCAAGGAGGAAGTGCGCATCGAACCGGATTCCCTGCGTTGGTCGCAGATGGATGAAGGCACATTTGAGAAGCTGTACGAAGCAACCATCCGCGTGCTGCTCGCCCGTGTGTTCAATGGGAAGATTTGCCCCGCATGGACCGAGGAACAACTACGTGAAGTCGCGGAGAAATTTCTTGAGTTCGCGGCGTGAAGGCGCACAAGCTTGAAATGGCCTGTGCCGAGTGCGGCCGCTCCTACTTCAAGAGGGCAGATCGCATTCGTGACCCAGATTTCTGCCGGATCGCGTGCAGGAAGTCATGGGACGCCAGAAGACGATTCGAGTCTCGGGCAAGGGATTGTGAGTATTGCGGGAAGAATTTCATTCCCCGGGCGGCCCAGCTCCGCGCAGGGGGTGGCAGATTTTGTTCCGTTTCCTGTTCCACACGCGCAATGGGGCATTTGATCCACTCTCCTGAGAGCCGCAAAAAGGCGGCAGCCACATGGCGAAGGAATGGGAACAAAGTGCCAGAGGGGCCTGGTCATCCGCAGTTTATGGGCCGCAAGTTGGTTAGCGGTTATGTGATGGTCTGGGTGGACGATCGCGGCTACATACAGGAACACCGGCTCGTTGCAGAGAAGAGCTTGGGGCGCATGCTTAGGGCTGATGAAGTCGTCCATCATCGCAACGAAATAAGGACGGATAACCGGCCCGAGAATTTAGCGGTTATGACCCGCGCGGAGCACATGAACGAGCATCGCGACACGCTTGTTACCGCAAGAAAGGCCGTGCCATGGCGCAAGACCGGTTGAGCAAGGAGGCAAGAGGTCGTGAGTGCCAAGGTAGGATTCCTGGCGCATGCAATTTTAACTCGGAAACAACGGTGCTCGCGCACTTCAGACTTATCGGAATTTCCGGCCTCGGTATCAAGGCTCCTTCCTGGTGCGGAGCATGGCTTTGCTCGGGGTGCCATACCTTGGTTGACTCCTGCAAAGATGATGACGTCCAACTCGACTTCGCAAAAGCCGTTCTTCGGACCCTCGGCATTCTTTTCACGGAGGGAAAACTGAAATGAGCCGCCCGACCGTCATGAAGCAGAGGAGCTAGGGTAAGTGAATAATCCGCTCATGCCGCTCTCATTCACGCGCACTCTGCGTCTGAAAGTTCGCGCCGAGTCCTATCCATGGCTCAATGCTGCGGCGGTCGAAGTCAATCAGGTATTCAATTGGGCGAATGCGACCAGCTTTGATGCACGCCGCCGCACGGACCTTAAATCCAAGTGGCTCTCTGGCTTCGACCTGTGCAACCTGACCAGCGGGGCGACGGAGTATTTCGAGCGGATCGGCGCTGACACGATTCAGTCAATTTGCACGCACTACGCGCAGAAGCGGACAGCAGCCAAGCGCCTGAAACTACGCTGGCGCGTGAGCCGAGGTGTGCGCCGCTCGCTCGGCTGGATACCGTTCAAGGCGGCGAGTCTCAAGCGACGCGGCAACGCGCTGCGATTTGCCGGCAAGAGTTTTCGGGTATTCGAAAGAGAGCAACTCGCCGGTGTAAAGTGGCGTGATGGGTGCTTCGCGCAAGATGCAGTCGGGGACTGGTACTTGTGTCTGCCGGTCATTGTGACGGCAGAACAGACCGTAGCTCCGATGGAGGCCGTCGGCATCGATCTTGGACTCAAGACCATTGCCACGACTAGCGATGGCGAGAAATTGGAAGCCGGACGCTGGACGGTCGGTAATGCGGTAGCGCTTGCCAATGCGCAGCGCCGTGGGCATAAGCGCCAAGCCAAGCGGATACACCGCAAGACCGCGAACCAGCGCAAGGACGCGCTGCATAAATTCAGCACTGGGATCGTGCGCAGATATCAGACGATAGTCGTTGGCGACGTGAGCAGCCTCAAACTGGCCAAGACCAAAATGGCCAAGTCCGTTCTGGACTCAGGTTGGGGGATGCTCAAGAACTTCCTGGATTATAAGAGCCAGTCGGCTGCCAGGAATTTCTCAGTAGTCAGCGAGAGTTACACCAGCGTCACTTGTTCTTTGTGCGGGTCGCTTAGCGGTCCGCGTGGGGTAAACGAGTTGATTGTAAGGTCGTGGATATGCCGGGACTGTGGTGAGTCCCATGACAGAGACATTAACGCGGCTCTGAATATCCTGACCGCCGGAAGGTGCTCCGGTCCGTGCGCGGGAACGAGTCTTTCACCGCATGCAGTCGCGTCGAGCACGGCATCTCGCCGTCGCGAGACAGGTAAAAGACTGCGTGAGGTGGCGGCATGAGCACCGGGAAACTCGCACGCGAAATCTTCTGGTTCCTGATTATTTTGGTCATCGCGACGTGCGTCAGTTTTTTGATACCGCCTGCGGATATTGGGGTGAGCTATCTACCGGGTACGCACTGATGGGCCGATCCGCGATTCATTTTACCACTGGAGATATTTGAAATGACTGCAAAGAAACTCGATGCTGATCAGATCCGTCAGGGAGACGTTCTCATCGTTCGTGTGGGTGACGCTCCGCGCTCAAAGAGCGAAGGTCGTGTGGTGATCGCGTACGGGGAGGTAACGGGCCACAGCCATCAATTCATGGCCGAAGCCAAGGTATCGTACCTCGGCCGTGAGGCGGGACTCGACCGCTATGGCGTCCCTGCGACGGCAAAACTCTTGCATGAAGAGCACACCGCCCCTGCCGTGCCGGCCGGCCTCTACGAGCGTCCGGTACAAGTCGAATGGCAGGACTCGATGGAGCCGCGCATCGTCGCAGATTGAGGGGGAAGCCAATATGTCATTACTCGATCAGTACAAAGAAGCCTGTAACTTCCCGGGCAAACTCGATGTAGCCGCTGTTGAGAAATCACTGGCGGCTTACTGCTCAGCGCTGGGCGTCAGACGGGAGATCGTCCGCTTGCCCAGGGGCTGGTCGCTGGAGAAGTATCCACCCCTGTCAAAAATGATCCACGAGGTTCTGACGGACTTCGAGAAGCGTTCGGGGCGTAAGCCCAGCGCCGCCCTCGACGCCCTCGACGCCCGCGCCGCCCA